ACATTGTTGTATGGATATTGTGCTTTATAATAGGATTCTGGTTCAACTTTACTTGCTTTCTTAGCTTTTTTATTTTTTATAATGTCCGATGGATATTTTGCATCGTTTCTTGCAAGTCTTGAAGTTGTTGGTTCATCAAGTTTTCTGGGGTAAAGAGTTTGACTCTCATTGGGCTTTACTGGAGCTGAAGCTAATTCTGACGCAGTTCTGGGATCGTTAAATCCATTTTTAGCGTTTGCAGCGTTTAATGGTATTTGAGGAAAAATACCCACCATGACAGGCTCTTGAGCATTTTCACCATCTTTAAAAAAACCAAGCACCATATCACCTTCACGGGGCGTGTGCATGTTAGAAAAGCTAAGTGGCAAAGTTGTTTCTGCCCAAGGCAACAAATTTGTTGGTAGTTGTGTTTTTTCTGGATTGTGCCATCCAATACAACGAACACGGCAACGACCCAACTTTAAAGGATCTTTACGATCTTCTACAACACCAACAAACCAAATAAATCCATTTTTGCCGGCAAAATCTTTTGTTTCTTTTTCCATATTATTTTATTTTCTACTCGTGTTTTTTCGAGCCAAATCATTCTGTGATGGACTACTTGACAATTTTCTTTTATCTGCTGTGGAGTCAGTCACAATTTCAATAAAAGTTGTATGCTTACTTGATCCTATTACATGTCTTGTTGCAACAATTAAATATTTACCACTTAATGAATTGTCTCGTATTTCTTTTCCAGAAGAAGATTTCACAGAAAACGGTGCCACATCAAGATCAACTGTTTTACCAGAAGTTAATGAAAAATTTCCAGGCATAGATAATTTTATTTTTCTTGAAGTTAGATTTGAAAAAATTGCTTTTCTTTGTACAATTAATTTTTCATACGCTTCATTTTTATTAATTGAATTTGGATCAGATTCCTTTATATAATTACTTCCGCCACGCGCACCGCGCGTAACATACACGGCTTTATTTGAATCAAAAGAGTTTTTTAAATTTGTTCCATTTGGATTTTGTATATTTGTTTCTAAAGAGTTTTTATTTGCATGATCAGTAGCCGCAAAATTTTTATTAAAATCATTTTTTTGTGTGTTAACTGAGCCTGTTGTTGTGTCAAATCCAACAAGCGAACTTGAGTAAACGCCACTATGAATTTTATCCACAATATCAGTTTGAGAAACTATTTCAAGGCCTTTTGCCATATAAAGCTCTTTAGATGGATCTCCACTAGTCAAATTCTTTACACCAAATTTTATTGGTAAATCTAATACAGATTTTTGTTTTAATAAACTTGATAAAGAAGCAAAATTAAAGTTAGTATTATCAGAATAAAAAACAAATTCTGGTGAATTTTTTTGCCCTAAAGCTCTCTTTGCACACCAGTCTATTGCTTCTAATGGACTTAAATTTGGTATAATAATATCTCTAACGCCAAACGAATTTTCAAATTTTGTAGGTTGTTGAGTTTTTATAAATTGATCCATAATATTTTTAGCTGCTTTTGAATAAGTATCTTTGTAGCTTTTATTTACTTTTTGCTGTGTAGAAGAAATATACTCATCGGCAACAAAATGAAGAATGTATCTTTCAGTATTTTGATTTATATTTGTTCGATCACTTTGTTTGTATATACGAAAATTTTTTTTATAAGATAATGCGCTTGTCATACCACCAACAATCTCTTTTGTTAAATAAATAGAAATAATTTCAGTTCCATCAAAACTAAGCTTATCAGTAAGACCTATTGTGTCTGTAATAATTATATTACCTGAACAAACCGGCAAAAAAATTGAATCGTATAGATTAACTTCTTCAAATAAATTTTGAATGCTAACTGGAGATCCTTCTTTTCCTTGAATGAACAATTCTTTTATTCGATATTGATCTGCTTCTAAAAATTTTTCACTCACGTTGGATTTACCCTTTCTTCAAATTCCCGCATAAGCGATTCTACATAAAAGGGTTGTAATAATACAATATCTCTTTTTGCCTCATTTTCCCAATATTCGAAATCATAATAAGTTTTTTGTTGTTTAGAAATTGTCTGCTTTACTGTCATTCCACTAGGTAGAGTTTTAGTAATTGTTGATGGAACAGTATTAGCATACGTGTTGGCATCTAATTGAATAATGTCCACGCTTTTCTTAACATCATATAAGTTTAGTGATGGTCCAAATATTTGTCTTTCTATTATCTTAACTCGTTCTTTTATGTTAGCAGCATTTTTTGCATACGCCAATCCTGCGCCATAAGTAGAGTTGTTTGCATATTGCGCTGTTGAATATTTTTTATCCACGTACTCATTAAATGCGCTATACGGAAGCGGCCAATCAAATTGAGGATCAATTATATCATTATACAACAAAACAATCCAATGTTTTTCTGGATCGCCATAAATTTTAAATGCTATACTTTCCGGTGTGTCCGTGTCTTTAATTGAGTATTCATAAAATAAAGATGCTTGATTTTTTAAAGATGGTAAAAATGCAAGTCTAGTGGTAATGTTTGTAATGACATCAACACTTGTTGTGTTATTTTCGTTTGAGTAAACGGTTAACGGAAAAAAATTAAAAAAGTTTGCCATTTTATTTTAAAATAAGTTATCCACCTGCGCCGCCGCCCAAGTCTGGTGCTGTAATTCCATATTTTGTCAAATATCTATTATCATCTCCTCTTGCTGCATTTTTTTTATTTCCAGCAGCAACACCAGCATCAACTCCTGAACTTGTATTTGTCACAGTCTTGGGTTGAGGCTTTTTATTTCTTTTTTTCTGATTTGGTCCAGGTTTTCGTTCTACAGCTTTTGAAGTTGTTGGCGTAAAAGATGCTGGTGTTGAAAACAAACCTTTTTTTAAAGGTTCCGCACTAAATGCAGATGATGTTGGAGGAGGAGTAGGAGAAGTTGGATCATTTTTATCAAAACTATAATCCTCTTTTGTCAAATAGGTTGTTTCTGTAAATGATAACGACATTGTAATTGCCACAGGCATACCCGTTCCACCTTTTTCTGGCAAATCTGCTGACAAGTTGTTGTCACCTTTTTCATATGATTCGTATGCAGAAAACCCTTTTGGTGCATAATTAGTTTGTATACCATCCAAAACACACGTTCCGATTGGTGGTATGTTTGGATTTTCTCTACCTCGATAAAAGAATTTCATATCAAATTCCGACGGAGGAATCAACATACCGCTACCGCCTAATTCAGGAGATGCATGAAATTTAAATAATTCAATTATGTTCAAAACTTCTTTTGCTTCTGATTTCGATCTTGGATAAAACATAAACTCAAATTGAAATTTACGAGGCTGTGGGGAGGTGTAAAGAAGTTCGACCATTGGATTCAAAACTGACCCAAACGAAGCAAAAAGTCCTAATTGTGCAGTTGCACTGCCTATACCAACTCCTTCTGCAATCTTTCCTGCTGCTATACGACCAACTCCTGATTTGATTGCTGTACCTGCCATACCTTTAAAGTCGCCAGATTTAAATTTGGCCAATAGTTCTGGTCCAGCAGCTAGTGCTTGTCCTAAAGCTTCTCTACCTGGTTCTACGGAAGAATAATTTTGTTGTGTATCAAAATTTAAAGTATCCGGCATATATAATACAATTGATTCATTTGTCAAGACTGTTCTGTTCATAACTGCAAAGGGACTTTTATCAGTTATAAAAGTGCCTTTTTCTGGACTGCCTTGCGCTAACTTTTGAGAAACCGTTTCTTTGTCATTAAATCTTTGAGCACCTCGTTTAGAAGCTCCAAAATTGGTATTTATTTGTTCCCGGATGAAAAAAATCATATAATGACCTCTTTCGGGTGTACCTAAATCTTGAGGATAACGATAAAGCTTAAATTGACTTGTAGAGGAATCTAATAAGTCAAAAGAATCTCTCCTATTATCATAGATAGAAACATCACTAAATGAAACTGTGGTCATTCTTACTCCTGTTACTTATAGATTAATTACTATTTATGCCATATAAAGGTAAATTTACACCTCAAAATCCACAAAAATACAAAGGAAACGCTTCAAATGTGATATACAGATCGTCGTGGGAAGTGCGTGTTATGAAGTATTTAGATGAGCATCCAAACGTGATATGGTGGGGTTCAGAAGAACTTCCAATACCATATTTGAATCCCATGGACAGAAAAAAACACAGATATTTTCCAGATTTTATTGCGAAAATCCGTAAATCTGATGGAAGCGTTATGACCTATATCATTGAAGTCAAGCCAGAAAATCAAACCTTGCCACCAAAACAAAAACGCAAAACAAAGACATATTTACGAGAAGCTGTGACATATGAAATCAATTGTGCCAAATGGAGAGCGGCTGAAGAATTTTGTAAAGACCATGGATGGAAATTTCAGATTTTGACTGAAAAAGATTTGGGTTTAAAATAACTATGATAAATAATAGATGACAAAAAGACTTATAGACAGAATAAAAAAATCTCTTGAAAAAGAGGGTTTGGAACCTCGTACTAGAGCTGCAAGACAATGGCTTAGAACAAAGGCTCAAAATTTAAGAGCTTCTCGTACTGACATGATGCGAGACAGACTGAGATTAAAAGATAAGTCTATAATCGGTCGTATGTATTTTTATTTTTATGATCCAAAACTAAAAGAAACTTTACCCTATTATGATAGATTTCCTTTAGTAATTCCCATCAAAAAACATAATGATGGTTTTATAGGATTAAATTTACATTACATAAGTCCAAAACAAAGAATTATACTACTTGACAAGCTTAGTATACTTTTAAACAATGATGAATATGATGAAACGACCAGGTTTAGAATCAGTTACAATTTTTTAAAAGCGTCCACAAAGATGTTTGAAACGAAACCCTGTATAAAAAAATACCTTTTCAAACACATAGAGTCCAGATTTTTAGAGATAACCGCAGATGAGTGGGACATAGCAGCATTATTGCCTGTTGAGTTTTTTCAAAAAGAAAAGAAAAACAAAGTTTGGACGGAATCACAGGAGCAATTTAAATGAGTTTCAATCCAAACGAATTTTTATCACACATAAATTTAAACAATGGTCTATCAAAACCATCAAAATTTCAAGTACAAATAAACATTCCATTACCTCTTGTTAAAACTGTTGATGTTGGCACAGCAAATTTTTATGAATTATCTCGATCATTATCTCTACAATGTGAAACAGCAGAATTGCCTGGCAAAAATCTTATTACAGATGATGTGAAAATATATGGACCCACATTTAAAATACCTTATCAAACACAATATAATGATATAAGTTTAACTTTTTTGTGTACTGGTAATTTTTATGAGCGATCTTTGTTTGACGCTTGGATAAACATGATAATGCCAACCGATACGAATAACCTAAGATTTCCTAAAGGATCAGGTATTGATTCCACAGGAGCAGACGGCTATTTAACAGAAATTATAATCAAACAATATGATGATATCGAAAATGAGATTTATAACGTAAAACTTATTGATGCATTTCCAACTGGAATACAAGCACAATCGTTGAGCTGGTCGGACGACGGATTTCATCGTTTAACCGTTGTATTCTCTTATTTAAGATATGTGACGGAAAGAAAATCTGTTAATCCAGGAGAAGAATATGTTTCGGATGATTCATCCAATGTTGAACCTGAACGAGCTGGTGGCTATGTTGCAACAAATTATCTTGGTGGTCATGATGGTGGTGATAACCCACAAAATGCAGAACCTGGAAAACCTTATGCAGGTGGAGGAGTTCTTTCTGGATTAATTACAGCAGCAGTAGGAGGTCTTGCTCTTAACTTAGTGTCAGAAGCTTTAGGACGAGGCAGCGCATTTGGACCCAGTTCAGATAGCAACAACTCTGTTCCAGAAGGTAAAGATTATTTGGGTGGTCATGATGGTGGTGATAACCCAGAAAACGCAGAATCTGGAAGACCATATGCAGGTGGAGGAGTTCTTTCTGGATTAGTTACAGCAGCAGTAGGAGGTCTTGCTCTTAACTTAGTGTCAGAAGCTTTAGGACGAGGCAGCGCATTTGGTGGACGCGGAGGTAGTGGCGGTGGACCAGCAGTCGGTCAAAATTATACTGACAGAGGAACAACAACTCCACCG